CATTATAATGAGAATGATTTTCCCCAAAAAGAGCGTAACCTGTAAGCAGACCGAGAACAAAGCACATAACGTCGAAAACACTGCTGATCACTCCTCCAATGAAATATTTCACGCTTGATACTCCTTTCATTGATGCCTCACAATATTGTACCGACCTGCTTAGATCTTCTTGCAGGTCGGCATGTTGATGTATTCAATGGTTTTGATCTTTCCGGATCCGAAGGCCATTTCTCCGATAACAACCTGGAACGGGGCAAGCGGATTGAACTCGACAGCACCGCCGGCCGGACAGTCTTCGAGTCCGAGGAACCCCCTCCACTTGTTGAAATTCAGACAATGATTCCTGCGAATATAATCTTCTGCGTGGTCAATTGCGTCTCTGACCTGGGACTCCGGAATATCGATCAGGCTGTGCAAATAGGTATCGAAAAATACCATGTCCTTCGGTTTGAATTCCTGAATGCCGGTCTCCCCATCCGTATCGAACGGGACATCGCCGGATTCAATTTCTTCGCCGATAATATCATTTCGAAGATCGTCACGGAATCTGGCCAGCTCTTCTTCGCCATAGCGTTCTTTGAATTTCTCGATGCCCTTTTTGATCTTGTCCTCACCCGCGATGCACGCTGCCGTGAGTTTCATGATCTTGTCACCGCTGAGCTTCAGAGACGCGATTTCCGTTACCGCGGATACAGTAGCGCAGGCGATGGGGACCTTGGCTGCCAGAGCACAGTTGATCGCACCGGAGACTTTGAGACTGATCTTCTCATTCCGGTTGAGTTCTCTGCCTTCTGCCTTGGCCGTCTCTTCGGCCTTCTTGGCAGCTTCCTTGTTTTCCTGCATGGCCTTATTGACCTTTGGCGCGGCTTTGATACCGGTGTAGACCGTAAGACCGTTTGCCAGAATGCTGATGATGCCAAGGATCTCCGGTCCATAGCCGTCAGCAGTCTTTTTAATCATGTGAATAATGCCGAGTTTGGTTGTTTTCATAAAATATCATACCTCCCAATAAGATTCGAATGGCAGCGCTTTTGGATCAGGCTCTATCAGCAGAATATCCTCATCCATTTCGCCCCAGATCGTTCCAAAATCCTGCGTATAGTAGTGCAGGTCTTCTTTTTTAATAATTGCCAGCGTAAAGTTCATGTCTACCCGATAGGACTCATCCGGTGAATATCCATACTGATACCCAAACGCCGTCTGCGAGATTCCGAGCAGTGCGTACAGATCGTTGTAATTGAGTCTGTTACCCCGTTCATACTCGTCCATAAAGAATTCAACGGCTTCCCCGACCGCCTCACAACTTGATCGGAACCAGCGTCCACCATAGGCATCATAACAGAGCTGATCGCCTTTTCCTGTGAGCTCAATGCTCGGCTTGTATGTTACACTGATCTTCGGATGATGTGCTTTTGTTGGCCATAGTTTACTTCCCAAATATCCCATGCAGGATCATGCCTCCTTTCAAGAATATCTTTCCCAAAGAACAGAAGAGCAGCTGTAATCAGCCACTCTTCCGTGGTGGGAATTATTCTTCTGAGGATTCCTCATCGGTATTGGTTTCTGCATCTTCGGCTTTACCGGAAGACTCCACTTCCTCGCACTCGAAATCGACCTTCTGAATCTTGAAAATGTTCTCAATGCATTTGAACGCATCGTTCAGCAGCAGAAATACCGGCAGAATCTTGTACCCGGTCTTCATGCCGGACTTCATAATAGCCCGGGAAGACACAAGGCACAGTCCGCCTTCCGCTACGTTACCGATGACGGCGCTGTACTTGACTCCCTTCCAGATTTTGTCAACAGTCTGCTTGTCGAGCAGGTCATAGGTTGAAGTTTTTACCTTGTCACCAAAAGTCAGTTTTGTTGTTACCATATTTGATTCTCCTTTCAGATTTTTAAAATATAATGTTCCCATTAAACAAACTGCAGAATTTGTGATGGTCCTGCCGAAAAAGAGAAGGACCGTTGTGTAACGATCCTTTCCGATTTTGAGTGAATGTTTTCGTTTGCTCTAGTCCATTTTTGCGCAGGCGATAATCAGTCCGAGAATTGCTCCGATTGGGCCCGCAGCCCAGAATCCGAGTCCCGCAAAGAATGCTACCTTCAGCGCCTTAATGACCGCAGCTTTGTCTTCACTCTTGTTCAGATTATTATTGTTTTCCATACAGTTCCTCCTCTTATTGAATGATTGATGGAACATACAATTCCATTTATCTTCCATCTCATTATAGGAATTGCAGAATTTGTGATTACTCGGATTTTCCAATATTAAAATCCTCTTCTTCCCAGAATTCTTTCCTCAGAGGTTTCATGCGCAATGCCCACATGATTTTACGCAGGGAGACGGTATAGTAGTTTCCCTGTCTGTCCGGAAGCGTTGCGCAGTCGTTAAAGAACGTCCAGAAGCCGTCCTGCATGGAAATATCATACGCGATCGGCGGATCAACACTTCCCCACCAGATTGATCTCGTCTTCGCGTCAAATCGCTTCTGCACAACCGCCAGTCCGAGTTCTCCGTGCCGATATAAGGTGCAGCGCCTGAACATCGGATGGTTACAATAGTAAACACACCAGTTTTTATGGCTCCATTCACTCGGAGGCTCGTAATAGTATTTCATAAATATAATAGATGGAAAAAGAATGGAAGGCAGCTGTTAAGCCACCTTCCAGTCGACGGTTATACATCAGATCTCTTTCACTGTGAATCCATTCGTTGTGAATTTGCTCAGTTCCTTGGCAATCTGCTCCTGAGCGATCGTCCTGCGCTTGCTGTTCACCCGCTCCTCGCCGATCCACCAACCGGCAATAAATGCGCAGGTGTATAGAAGTTCGCGAGAATGTTTCGCACAGAAATCTTCATATTTGTCAATCACTTTGTTCAACATAATGAATACCTCCATAAATTGTTAGATCGAGAATATCTTTTCCCGTCATAATAGTAGTTGCAGATTTTGTGAAAAAGCAAAGAGCCCGCTGTTAAGCGAACTCATTGCTCTCTGGGATTACTTCTGATTTTCCAAAATCTGGGTGGCAGCTTCGATTGCCTTTCTGAGTTTACGAACTTCACGATTGTGCTTATGCTGCACGCCGAAACCGATCGCAGCACCGATAAGATAACAGCCGTAACTAAGTACAACTGATGCCATTGGGTGGTCGCCGATATAATCGTACATGCTATCCATAGCATTTGTGATCTTGTTTTTAATCGTATTCAGCATATTCATATACCTCCATAAAATTTGTATCAGAGAATTCCAGTTCTCCATTATAGAGGCTGCAGATTTTGTGAAAGAAAAGAGAGGAGCAGCTGTCTATAGCCACTCCCCTCGTTCGGGTTACCTCAGTGTCTTCTCTGTCTCAGATAGCCTTTGGCCGTGTCGAAAATGCTGCGAATCGCATAATTGACCTTGTCGCCATTGTACGAAATCCAGCAGAACGCTCCGCATTTCACTGCATCGATGACATCAGATCCCAGATTGGCTCCGATCTTCAGTTTTTCCACCTTGACTTTCTCATGCTCGACTTCAGCCTTCATGCGGTTAATGTCATTTACCTCATTGTTGTTGAGTCGGGCATTGTCTTCCTTCAGGATGTTTGTTCTGGTGTCGCCCATGGTTTTGATGTTGTCGCAGATGTATTTTGCGTTCGGATCTGTGGGCTTGAGTTTGGCGAGTTCGTCATTGAATGTCTCAATGTTCGCATCGATTTTCTCAATAATATCCATGTTCTATCCTCCATTTTTAAAGATTGGGTATTACCCCTATTATACGGGGTGCGATTTTTGTGACTGACTGCGCACCTGAAATACAATGTATTCCTGCTTTTCGATCCAGTCAATGTCGCCTTCCAGCTTAAATGTGCAGCGCTTGCCACCCTCATCACCGGGCTCAATATCAATGATTCCGCCGGCTGTCGGTCTTGTCCCATTTTCTTTTCCAAGCCGGTATCCGATCAGCGTCCAGATAACCGCGATGACAATAATTCCGATAATGAACTTCCAGGTTGCGATTTCCAGCATGTTTCTTGATTCTCCTTCATCAGATTAAAAATATAATATTGCAAATAAAAGGCGCTCTGTTAAGCGCCGGAAAAACGTTCTTCAAGCACTCTTCGTGCCTCGTCGTAACTCTCTGCTTCGAAGAGTACTTTTCCGTTTTTTCGATTATAAACTTTACAGTCGCCTTCACGTTTTGAAGAGCGGATGTCATACTTGAAAATTTCATTTGGGTTCGGCTCTCTGGATGCGCTTGCTCTGCGTTGGATCTTGTTTCGATCTGCAATGGCATTGAGCATCCAGGTTCCGTAATCCCATCTCTGACTTCCCGTCATCATACTACGCTCATCCCCTTTCTACAAGAGAAACTGTGCTTTCTGTGAACAATGGCAAAACAAAAAGAGAGCCCTGCGCATTTCTGTGCAAAGCTCTCTTCAGAATATAATGTTCAGTTCTGGCTTTCGTTTTTATTACCCTTGTGCTTTTGTCCTTGACCTGGGCTGTACTTGTGGTCGTTTTCGTTTGTCCATTCCGGCTTTTCCGTTTGTGGTTTGACTTCCGGAATATTGAATACAACAAAAGCTTCCTGAAATCCTGCCCCGACAATCGTGCTGACACTCGCAATCGTATAATGCGGATGCTCAGCCAAAAAAGCATTGATCTGATCGTCCAGAGGATCGGTGTTGTACGCTGGCGTCAGGCGGTCCTTTCCGAAAATAAACGTTTTTACAGTCTGCATATTTTCTCTCCTTTCATTCATGCATTCCTGGTTCACCATTTAAAAAGTCGTAATAGTCGATTATTTTATAAACATAAACAATCAAAGTGTACCTGGTTTCACTGTTTTTTCCGACAATGACAGAATTCTCAATTTTAAGATCAAAGTTTACGGTCGTGCCGCTTTCATCGTATTCTGAAAGCATGGCATTGATCTTATCCTGAGCTCTCTGTGCTGTCATCCCGGAGTAAATATAAACTTTCTTGAGATTCATAGCATTCTCCTAAAAGGCAAAAAAGAAGAGAGCTTGTATTAAGCTCTCTGTGAAGTGTATCGCCCGACGATTTCCATGTACATTCGCATCTGGGTAAGTCCCTGGAACGCCAACTGAAATGCCATCCATTCCTCGTCGCTTTCCTCGTGGTTATCATCCATCTGTCGAAGTCTGCTCTCGATCTCATCGCATGCGATATCGATCTTCTTAAGATTTTCCATTCTCTCTTCTTTTGTCATTGAATATTCCTCCATTTAATTAATGTCAGATTTCTCTGCACTATAGGAGCTGTGTTTTTTGCGACGAAAAAGAGGAGCCGTTGTCAAGCTAGCTCTTCTTCAGATAATGTTGCCATAAAAATGTACTGATTTCCTTGTCCGTCAGTAAAACGTTGACTCATCAGTTTGATGCCTTTTGGCCACAGCAATGCAAACGGCTCTCCTACCAGCTTTTCGAATTTGATCGGTTCTTTGCCATAAGATTCATAATCGCATACCTCCCACATAAGTTTTTTTAAGCCTTCATTGACTCCAACCAAACCTGCGTGATAGCTTTCTCTTATGACTTCATCAAACGCATAAGTCGTTTTTGAGTCATATGGATTGCCGCTGAGCAGATGCCTTTCAATCACTTTAGTCACTTCTGTTCTGCGTACAATTTTAGCCACATAAATTTTCATGTGCTCCACCTCCTATAATAGAGGCTGTAATTCTTGCGAAAAAAGAAGAGAAGCCGTTAAGCTCCTCCTCTTTTAAGTACTAGATAATAGAAAAGTTCTTCTTTTATCTTGAAAGATTCTCGCATATTCAACTTTAAATGCATTTTCTTTGCCGTCTTTTTTACATATTTTTCTATAACATTACCTTGCTGATAACTTACTCGGCAAGTTAATTCGTCACAAAAAACTTCATTACTCAACACTGCTTTAAAAACGCATTTTTCCTTAGTTGACATATAGCTTTCATTTTCTATTCTTTCAATAATTTGTTCTACATATACGCACATTCTATTCACCTCCTATAAAAGAGGCTGTCATTTTTGCGAAAAAGAGGAGCGTTGTATTAACGCCCCAATCTGGATTTCATTTCCTCGATACGGTCTGCTCGTTCTGCTCGTTTAAGTGTAAAATCGAAAGTTTCAATTGAATTCTGAATCACGTTGATGTTAATTCTAATAAATGCATCATCATCGGAGTCAGTTACGATCGACCTAAGCTTCGTTTCACACTCTTTGAGCTTCTCGATAGTTTCCAGAATAGCTTGCTTTCGCTCTTCTTTTGTTGGCGGCTCTTTTGGTTTCGGCCGCTTATCTTCCGGAATAAGACTAAAATCAAATCTTGCCATAGTTGTTACCTCCTATAATGTTTTAGTATTCCATTATAGGAGCTGTGGTTTTTACGAAAAAGAAGAGAAGCCGCTGTTAAACGGCCTCCCTGGTTAACCACCAATCTGGAACGCGCGAACACTCATGCTCCTCATATGTCCAGCATGGCACTTCAAGTGGTTCATCTGCTTCATCATCAAATATCTGAAGAGATGGAGTTCCCCAAAAACTTCTGTCGTATACATATCCGTCACACCATTTGCCATGTTTATAGATTTCACCACCTGTATTACCCATGTCCTCTATAATGCCGGCCCAAATGTTGCAATTGGGATGTTCTAAACAGATTTCTCTGGCTTTCTCCCAGTCTAAATATTTGGTTTTGCGTGCATGCTTGAAGCTTCTGTATGCCTCAATGATTACATCGAGTTCGTCCATAGTATTACCTCCTATAATATTAATAGTTTCCATTATAGGAGCTGTAATTATTACGATTCTTCCTTCTTTTCTGGCAAATACTTCTGAAATCTGTTCTCATCCCCGACCGAAATATCACTCTCGAGATCCAGTCCAAACTCATCAGCCTTTTCGATAATAGCCTCCGCTAGTTCTTTCTCATATTTCGGATCAACATAGTTAAAGAATCTGATAGCGGATTTCACATGCTTCTTGTCCGGCATAGGATACTTTTTGATCTCGGGAATGCCATAGAGATCTTCGTCATCTTCGATATCCGAATGCTCCACAGTAACTTCAAGCCCATTTTCGGTTTCGCGAGTATCGACAACTTTTCCAATTACTTGAGCACTTGAGTGTTTTAAAAGTTCATCTTCAAATCGTTTAGTATACTTTGATCCGAAAGTATCGCCATCTTCGCCGTCATCGTGCTGCATCAATGAAATATCTGGCGTTGGATCAAAGTACATTGTTACATTGTCTGGAACTTTTCCAGATGGTACAAACGAATATCCTTTGAAAAGTGGCTCCTCAATCCAAAACCGTTTGTACTGAGCTTCAATCTCTGAAATATCATGTCCGGCGGCAGTTTCTTGCATGATGAGTATTTTCCAGATTTTTTCGAGAATATACTCGACAATCTCCCTGCTCTTCGGATTAATAATCTGCTTGCTTCTGTGATCAGCATACCAATTGAAGATCTCAAACAGGTTTCCTTCTTTCCAGCTGAAAGTCCACCAGTCTGCAATCATTTCGAAAATATAAGGCAACGGAATCTCAAGTGCTTTATACGGTGTTCCGCTCTCAGGATCATCTTCCAGCAGCACCCAGTACTGCCAATGATGCGGATTCTTGTGAATGTGATGCAGCCATGCGTAGTTAAAGTCCTGAACAACCTTATACGACTGATTCCCGCCGTAGAAATACTTGTCATAGGCCCCATATTCTTCGGTATCGTACTTCGATGCATCGTGTTCATGCGCCATAGCATCTTCAATAGCGCTCTTTTCTTTCTGACTGAGCCACAGATTATCCAGCATCCAGTGAAGTCCCTTGTTTACATTACCGATGTGCTCGGCCAAATATTCGTCATATGCTAAACTCATTTGTTTTCCTCCTTAACAAGTGGAATAGAATCATAATGCTTTCCAGTTTTAATCAATGATTTTGCAGAATATGTGTATGTCAATAGCTGAGTTGGTTCAATTAGTTTAAACAGGTCTTCGTTTTCGTATATTCTATAAAGAATAATATAAGTAAAAACATCAGAACCCGATATAGTAACTTCATCTCCAACATGAAGCTCCTCTTGGTCCATCTTCTCTTTCGCTTCTTTGTCGGCTTTCCATTTGTTGCATTTTTCGATAAATTCTTCAATGCTCATAATATTTAAAGCATCTGATGCACTCGTACAACCAACGTAATCTTTCATGTCTGTTGGCGTCATACAGCCTTCCTCTACAGGCCCGGTGAATGCTATGACAGCCTGCGCCATATCATTCAGTCCACGAGTATAGCCCTCATCCCGTTTTTCCTGAATCCGCTTTTCTTCAGCTTCAATAGACTGCATCTTCGAATCTATATGGCATATCATGTCACCAAGTGCAGGTCTCAGTTTTCTCCATTCTTCTGAAAGATCCATATATTACTCCTTCTTTAAATTAGCAAGTTCCCGTTCAAGTTTCAGAATTCTCTCCTGTTTCTGAATATCGTCACTAACTAGCATGTCCAGCGAAATACCGAATCGCTTCGAAATATAAACGGCAGTATCTAGTCCGATCGGTCGTTCCATCCGGTAATATCTCGCCAGGTGTCCTCTTGTCATGCCGATTTCCTGCTCAAAGTCTTGAATCCGGATTCCGTTCTTCTTGCAGAAGTACTGAGTGTTTGAAATAAGTATCTGAGACGGCGTCATAAATCTCCTTATCCTCGATCATTTCTCCATACATCGGTTGTTTTTCTGATTCGCTGATGGCAATGTAAATATCACGCAGCGCCATATTCAGCATTTCTTCAGCCTGTCTAAGCCTGCACATGGCGTCATTAAACTTTTCATGATTCATCCTGCATACCTCTCATAAAATTTCTGGGAGTACGTTGCAATGGTTTCAGCGCCAAGTTCTCCCGTACCGTCGTACATATATCCGATGATCCTCCCTATGTGAAACGGATCACTGCTCTGCGTAATGTCTTCCCAGAGTTCTTCGTTGAGCATCATACTCTCAAATATAAACTCGCACTGACTTTCCGCGTCGCTGATGGATCCGCCTTTTTCCTGTATAAAGTTATAGAAATGCTCCAGATACTGTGGATCCCACCACTGCCCAAGTCCAAAGCCTCCGAAAATGTAACGGGTCTTGTAAAGAAAAGTCTCCTTGCTGGAGCCATCTTCAAGGCCTGCGTCAATCTCATCAGTAAAGTCCTTGCAAATATCGTGGATTTCTTTGCTCTGATTCCAGTATGTCCAGTGGTGTACAGCATCAGATTTCAATTGACTTTCCCGCATAAAATATCCCATGATTCCAGCCGTGATCTCATCGGACGGCGAGTACTTGCTCAGCTCATTCCAGAGATACTGCTCGTGCTCTTCGTTCTTGTACTCTGTTGAAATTGCATGAGCCGGAACCGAGCAGAATAACATAATCAGAAATATCACGAGAAACATTCCTATTAACTTTTTCATGGTATTCACCTCTAAATAAAAGAACCTGCCCAGAGCTGTAATATTCCAGGCAGGCCCAGTCTTTTATTCCGTTGTTTTTATTGAGTTGTTTTATGGATATGGAGTTTCGGTCAGAGAAGCTTCTTCATACGTATCACCTCCTTAAAAGTCAACACCTTTCTTTTCAATAATCCAGTCATCGTCCCTGAATATCACGTCGCTGAAGGTCCTGTCCTGAGGGCCGATTGCGTGATACATGTATCGGCATTTAATAAAATACCCGACCTCATTTGGAATAATCTCAGTGACTTCCATACGATCCGGCACCGTCATGTTTTTCTTGCGGCGGTAGATCCGATCTCCGACTTTGACCTTGCATCTGGCCTTCATAAACTCTTCAGCGGAAATATCACTTGCAGTAACAGTTTTCGTTTCATCCATGATTTGTTTATCTCCTTACTTGATGATGGGAAATACTGGACATACTGGAAATAGAGTATCGAATAGGCTATAAACCAAGTCCTGCGACGTCGACACAAATAATCCGTTAAAATATAACGACTGATAGCTATACTGTCCTTTAAAGCTTTTAACGGCCCTGCAGAACCATTCGGCAAGATCTCTATTGAACCCTTTGGACATAAGCCATTTCTTGAACGTCTTACGGGACATTTTCTTATGCAGCAATTTAAATTCACCGGTAAACGTAAGCGGAATAAACGGCCCGTTCAGGCATTCCAGCGGCGTATTCTCCAGGAAAACGAGAGGCTCGTCATCAATGCTAATCGGTTCAAATGAATCCAGTTTAATTGGCTCACCGTACGTTCCGTCTGAGTTAACAGGCTTCATTGCCACCTGGCTGCAATATAAGTCTTTAGGGGGCATATCGTTCCTCCTTGAGAATCTTCTTGACCTTCGTATCCGTGTCCTTGACCCAGAGTTCTTTACGAATATATTCTCTGGACAGCTGAATTCCTTTGAATCTTCGTTCAGCATCTCCGAGAGAATTAAATCCCCAATCCTCCAGAAGATCCGAAATTTGCCCGGTCGGTTCTCCGCGAGCTACTTTCGTCAGTGTGATTGCATACGATTGTGCCATTAGTTTTCTTCCTCCCAGTAATAGCTTGGGCCACAGCTTTCCTGTCGTTCCTGAAATATAAACCGTTCAGGATGGTTCTCTGGGTCCTCACATGCTCCATACTTTGCGCACTCAGGTTTTCTCGTGTGAGAACAGACCGGATCTCCTTCCGCAACAGGATCCCCGCGATAAACACAGTATGGATGCAAGTAACAGTCCATTCCCTTACCTTTGCAAATATAAACAACGTCAGGCTTTGTCATTTCAATCTCCTTAATAATCATGACTTGATACGGTCGTTCCTTCTTCATAAGTGATAATTATTAAACTGTCCCAAAGGTTTTTTGAAATATGACTTGGCTCATAAACAACTGGATCTTTAAATGATGTACGCTGAATAATCCAAACATTGGCGTCATCACTCACATCCAATTCTTCTATACGCTTTTTCAGTTCTCCGACTTTCATTCTTCCTCAACTTTCCCAGGACAATTATCTGATCTTTTTGCTAATCCGTCTTTAGCCAAAATATCAAGCGTTGGATCAATAGTGCAGCGAAGTTTAAGAGGCCCGTATCCGGATGAGACACGAACCTCTTTGAACGGGCAGCTGATGCAGTTTTCAGGAGTTGGAATCGAGAAGTGAAAAGTCATGCGGTCCAATCTCCTTGTTGATCCATTCAATATCCTGTGATGCAAATTTCCAATTTAGTCGTGCTACACGAATATGCTCGTCCATTTCTTCTGCGCTTTCATAATGGCCGACATAGTTATATTTGGACTGTTGTTTCACGACGATTTCATTTGGATATTCAATACTCATTTCTCCTCCCAATACTCCGGCTTCTCGGATCCTTCACGCATGGCATTAATCGCATCCAGACAGCTGCAGCATGGTTCCTGAGCCTCGAACGAAAAGTCTTCTTTCGGAAATTTGTGAGCATAGTGCTTGCAGCTTGGGCACCACTTGTCAAAACGTACTTCTTTTAGATTGATTTCCATAGTTTTCAATCTCCTCATTTAATGATTCGGCCGTATGAATTAAAATATCATCAAAACTTAGTTTCGAGTCCTGGTAAACATCCTGTAAAATGGAGTGTGTCGCATAAATTCCCGATTTACCTTTTGAATCGTCTAGCATACGAACACAAATATCTCCCCAAGGTCCTTGCCCTATAGTTATCATTGTTTCGCGATGTGTTTTCACGAAATTCAACAACCATTCAGCAAATGTTTTCTGTTCTTCCATTCTACCGGTCCTCAAGTATTACATTGCTTGCGTGTGTAAGATATATAACACCGTCAATTTTTACCTGCAGTTGATCTCCATCCTCGAAATCTTTCCACGACTGCACTTCGCCTTGCGCGATAACCTCTCCGCTAGGAGAATAGATCGTGCAGTAATTAAAATGATACGTCGTGTCGATCATCTGTCTATTGCAACCGGCAAAAAATACTGCAAATATAAGTACGAGTAATACCGCGATAATTTTCTTCATAACTCATTTTCCTTTCTGTAAATTACAACGTCTGGTCCTCTGTCCGCGTAATTAAATTCATTTACGATGATTTTCATCACGACATCCCAGTCTCCTCCGGCAAGACCGCACCCGATACCATACGGAATTGCGATCTTTTCCACGTGGAGACAGTCGTGAATCAGATGAAACGCATGAGCTAGGGCGCCGTATGAAGTGTAACAGCGATTCTTGTCTCGACCGTAATACACCTGCCCGAAGATGCTGATGATTCCGCCCTCTTCAATCGGCGTAAAAATACAAGTTCCGAGCAGCTGCTTATATCCGCCTTCCATGCAAATAGCTTTATAGTCTCTCTTCACTTCGGGCCAGCGTTTCGCAATGTCCTTTGCAAGTCCTGCGTTCATGGCACCCTGACAGTTTACCTGATGACAGATGACCTGACAGCCCTCATCAAACGCATTGAAAATATCTCCGTCTTTGACTTCGATCATGTCTTTGTCCGTTTCTGATTTGCCAGCAGAGACCCCGGAATGCAGTAACTGCAGTGTTTGGATTTGTCTTTTGGATCTCTGGGCCAGTCGACACACTCCTTATCACAGGGTTCCATACCGGTAATGACTTGTGCGGTGTAGCCCTTGCTGTTTTCTTTCAGCAACTGTTCTTTTTTCTCTTTGTTAACCATCGAAAAGCGCCTCACTTCTTAATGATTACTTCGACGCCAACGCCATTCATGACGTAATAACAGTCGTTCTTTTCAAGAATGTTCAGATCCTGATAGGGGTAGCTTGGATTAATGCACTGCAAAACCGTGTTAATCTGTTCTACCGTCCCGATCACGATCATGTTTTGAGTTTCTGTCATTTGTATCTCCTTTGTATTTATCAGCTTTAACTTTTGTGGCTATATCACTAAGTAAACAAGCCGAAACATTGCTAAAGGCTTCTTTAGTTACATCAACAGTATATGTTCGGCCATCATCATACTCTAATGTGATACGTGTTAAATTAGTACTCATGATTTACCTCAAAAATATCAGCCAGAACGGAACCCAGTGCACCGCCGTCAGAACACCGACTTCTATGACTCCAATTAAAATGTTGTGCAGATTCGAAATCTTATTGTCCCATGCACTGCTTATAACAAATATAATCCAGAGGCTGTAAATGAGGCCTGCAAAGAAATAGTTCACGTCTTAACCTCCGGCATATATTCCCTCGCGAGTATAAGAGCCGTTGAGCTGTCTACATTTAGTTTTCTCATCTCAGCCAAGATCTTATCCCGCTGTTTTTTGTCATTGTTATTGATCGCCTTTGCAAGTTTATAAATGTACTCTTCTAATAATCCCATAAGGCAGTCTCCTTTTAATTATTGTGTATTCTGTTCCTGCTTTTCTTTTGACTCGATCATCCAGCGCAAGTAAACCTGAGCTTTCTTCAGATCTTCGAGTTCATTCTTTTCGCGCCATCTCCAGCAATATTTTATGACGTTTCCCTTGCAGTACCCCTGAAATTCTTCGGGTGTCATACTTGCTTCGATAGCCTTAATGCATTCGATGCCGCCCTGCGTGTAATGAGACGGATGATTAACGTTATCGGATTTGGTCGTTTCTTTCTTGTCTTGTTTCTTAAACGTATCTGATTTCATGAAAAAACCGCATGTTTCACCGCTGTTTCGTACACAGGATTTGTTATGAGCTGCGCATAATTCATGAGCGCATTTTTCATTGAATAAATAGAGACAAATTTCGTTCGAGATCGGATCGTCAAACTTATTCACATTCATTTGTCATTCCTCCAATCGCAGAATCTTTCAAACCATTCATTCCGAATGATTCCGAGAAATATCAGTGGTTTCTTCCACCATGGAATCATCCAGGCGAGTTTCCTCCACTCCAGCCATCGGTTCCATCGGTGAAGTAGTTTTCGAAATATCATCACATCCTCCTTTATGCCACTGTAATATACGGTTGCCTGTCAGTTGTCTTCTCATATCTCGGCTTTTTCTTTTTCTTCTTGGTCGTAATAGTCTTGTTGTTGACAATTCGGTCGAAGTAATATAATACGCTTACACATTTACGGCATTCCGGATCACTGCACTGTACAAGCGGAACGTCATATTCTGTATTAATAACGCTGCGTTTATTGATTGTAATCGGTCTTCCACAGTACCAGCAGGAAACTATATCGCCCTCGTTAAGTATTCTGGGATAGTCATGGCCTCGATACACAATTGTTCTCTGAATTGGGAATATAATTGGATTCACGATTCTTTTCCCTCCAAAGCTTTGATGAATTTTTCTTCACCGGCATTTTCCATGATCTTATAGCACTCGCTGCAGAGATACGAATTATGCCACTTTCGAAGAGTTCGTTTCTGAGCGCCGCAACCTACACAAAATACTTTAGCTCCGAGTCGTTTTGCCTTCAGTTTCTGAAGAGCCTTTTCTGTCAGTTCCGAAATATCAGGCTGCTCTGCCTTTTCACCGAAATAGTCTCCAAGTGTTGCAACTTTGACATTCTCAGATTGTGTGCCAGCGTTCTCCATAGAGAATCGTTCCCTCCTCCACCGGTACTTCTTCAATAGATCTAAGTCGCACTTCACCGTATCTGTTTTCAAGCAGCTTCTGAATGTCAGTTTCTGACTTTGCGAAAATATATCCGGCTGAAGCATGAAAATCACGATTTTTATGAACCGCAAACATGACAAAATATAATTTCAGATTCACAGATTCTCCTCCAGCTTGTCCGCGAACTTCTCTCTGACGATTTTGGATTTCGACATCTTTTGTGCCAATTCATGCGCTGCTTTTTCGATAATGAGATCTTTACTCTCAGCGACAGTTTCTTTTACGAGATCAGAAACCCAGTCATTCAGAGGATCACTGTCCTTGGCATCGGTCGCGGAATAATAATAGGCCGACCGATGGGCCAGCATATGATTCTTAACCTGGCGCTTGATCTCTTTGATCATTTCTTCTTCGGCCTGTTTGCTGATGTGCGTTATCAGGTCATTCGGGATATCGCATTGAACAGTAATGCTGTTATTGTGCGAAAACTCATATTCCATACTCATGTTGTTATTCCTTTCTCTTTTAAAATATCATCGTATTCCTTTGTGAACTGCTCAAACTGCTCTTTCTTTTCGCTGAGTGTTATAAAACAGTATGTGGCCGGTCCGAATTCATCTCCTGGTTCTCCTTCTACAAAATACCAGTCCGGAGATCCGCGATAATAATTTTGATCAAAATGTTCCGGATGCATATCACAATAAGATTTACCGGCAATACACATTTCAGAATATAATTTGAATTCGTCTTCTGATTGTATATATGCTGCTTCGACGGTTCCATACTGATTTGTTTTTGTGATTAGCTTCTCTTCTACTTCTTTCAGCAATTCACAGTAGCTCATTTACATCCTCCGATCGATCAAAACTTTGGCACTTGTCGGTAGTTTCGAAAATTCATCATCCAGGAATTTTTCCAGTTCCATACTGCACTGATTGCAGAATTTCAGACCTCTGCGGTAAATAGTTCCATTTTCATCCTGGCAAGTCTTCGAGATCTCATACTGTCCTGCGCCGTAGCTGTCTTTAATTACCTGCTCTCCGCATCTGTCACAAAGCCATACTGTCATTGTTGTTTTCCTCCTGTAAAAATATAATTATAGTATAACTACTTCAACTCGTCGTTCTTCATCGCTCGGATTAAAAACCAATTTCTTTCCAGTTATTTTATTTAAATAATCCTCACAGGCTGATTCAAAAGTATTTCCAACGCCATATACTTCAATTAAAGCTATTCCATCTTTAACAAAACTATCCTCATACTCAATAATAAATTGATCATTACAATTAAGCATTACCTGTAACTCGTTTAAACTTGCGACGTTATTTCCAAATTTAATTAATCTCTTCGACGCAGAAAGCACGTCGGCTCCTTTTATAGCAATAATGTCTTTCATTTCTCAATCTCCTTAAGCTGTAATTCTTGCTAAAAGTAAGAGGACCTGTAAATTACAAGTCCTCTAGTTCTTAAATGTACATACAATAACGATATTTATCGAAAATATCATCGGCGTATTCAATTAATTTATTTATCCTATTGATTTCTTCTTCCTTTTTCTTATTAAGTTTTGCAATACAATCTCTTGTGTCGTCGAGTTCAGAACCATTTAGTATTTTTTGAATTTTATTTATTGAAAATCCGAGTTCTCGATAAATAAGAATTCTTTTTAAAATTTCTTCTGATTCTGCATCATAATCTCTATAAGTATTTGTAGTATTACATTGCTTATATGGAAGGATTTTTGCCACGTTCGAATAATAATCAATTGTTCGTATATCTACGCCATATTTCTTTGATAATTCTTTAATTCGCATTGTATCATCTCCTTTCATTAAAGGAGCTGTAATTCTTGCGATTTACTCCATCCAGCTTAGATCTTCGGCTTTCTTTTCTTCCTTGGGTTCCTCAGCCTTCGGAATATCAATTGGCTTCTCAGGCTGCTTGGCTCCGGATACGGGCTTTACTTCCTGCTTTTTATCAGGTTTCGGAGTCTCCTTCTTTGTCTTCGGCGGATCAACTTTTTCTACATCAACACCGTTGAGCTTGCCGATCAGGTGCTTGAGGCTCATACCAAGGCTTCTTGCGATCTGGCTGTCAGATCTTCCCTGTCTTCTTTCTTCGAATACGTAGCTTTTAAGTTCCTGAATAGTCATTGTTGTTTTCTCCTTTATTGGTTAAAATATAATCATTAATAAGAATAAGTACTCCGATAAACCGGTTCAGCTTGATCTGGCCGCCGGCATTTATTCTCATCGCGAGTATCCGTGCAGAAGAACACGCCATTATGCGGAACAAAAATCTTACGGGCAATTTCTTCCGCCAGTGTGGACTTCATGCCATTCAGATCGCCGAGATTGTCATTGTAATACTGAATGACCTTTTTCTGGAAGACAACAAAAACAGCATTAAAGCCCATGACGTTATCGACGGTATACGTATATGCGAATGCGCGGTTTCCAATAAGAGCGCTTTCGTACTCCGTATAATAGTTTTCTTCATTACGGGCTATTTTAAAGCGTCTCTTAACTTCGTCCGAAATATCATTCGCCGGAACGACCTCAATCGCGAGCTTGACGCCTCCAAAATCTTTTTCACTGACCAGCAGATCTGTAAGTGCCTCAGCTTTATGCTGATTGTTGACTAAAACCTTAATGTTCTTTTCCTCTTCGTCATAGAGAATCGTAACATCAGGATCCTCCGCAAAGAAAGCGTTCATCTTGTTGTAGTATTCATCCCAGGGTGCCACCAGTTTAAGTTTCGCCATTGTTATTTTCTCCTTTTAAAATATAATTTTTATTTGTGAGTTCGCATGCGTCTGTACCATACAGAACACTCATGGTGCAGTATTCCATAAGGTTTTGTCCGATTTTTCTTCTTAAGCTTTCAGTGCATTCCGCGTAATAGCACTCGATCGGACATATGTTTTGGTTGTAGTTTGCACAGTAAGTCACGAATCAGCCCCTTTCTCGCGAATATCCTTGAAACTATATGTCTCATAAAATTCTTTCATGGCTTCCGGATCAAGAGGAGCCTCATCTTCAATGCCGTCAGGAATATCATCCTTATGATTGATGGCATAGACCGGACAGGTATCGCACTTGCAGGCATCATAGGGGCAGTCCAGGCACACCGTATCACATGCCTCGTGAAGTGTCAGCGAGTATTCATCTTCCGTTGATGTATTCGCCAGATCGGTAATTTGATAGCTCAGTTCTTTTAGCTTGTCTATACAGAGCTTGAACTGGTCATAGCTGGCAGAATACTTATCGTCGATGCTCTTATACCAATGCTTTTGGATGTCAATGAACTCATTATAGGATTTCGCCATATCGTTGTACTTGTCTACGATGTCACCGTGTGTTGCGATGATTCTCTCGTATTGTTCGACGATTTTTGTTCCGACATCACAGAATTCATTATACATCTCAGTCTGATGATCACATTTCTCAGCAAATGTCAGCATCCGCTCCGAAAGCTGTTTTTCGTAATCCCTGGTTTCATGGAAAAGTGCAACAATAAGTTCCGAATACCGGCGCATGGCATCGGCTTCATCATTCAGATTACCTTTCCATACAGTCAGAAGTACCGCCATGACAATTTCTGCAACGGTGAGAACTGCAATAATAGCCAGAAAAATATACATCATACTTTCGCTCATTGATTATTCTCCTTTCCAATAATAAAAAGAAGAGAGCCCGTAGACTCTCTTTATATCTGAACGATCCGGTCCAGCTCAGATAAGCTATCCTCGAGATCCTGCAGTGCGTTCATCACATTGGCAATCGCTAAAGTCTCGCCAATCGTGAACTCTCTGCAGCTCATGTTCTCGATTTTTTCTTTCGCCGGACCAAGCCATTCCAGCATTTCGTGCAGAAACGCTACGGTCTCTTCTTTTGTCTCGAAGCTGTTTTCCATAAATATCAATCTCCCTTCATGTTATAGCTTCATTATAGGAGTTGCTATTTTTGCGATTATGCTGATTTGACAAAGTCTGTAATTCATTAACTTGTTTTCTTAAATAGCAGATAACCATCTGGGCACGAAACAAATAATAGCCAATTTGCACCATCGTATTGTTCGGGCTTCTAAAGCATACGTGCTGTAAAGCGTTAAGCGAATTACATAAATGCCCAGCAGTTTCGTCGGCATCTCGAACATAAAGTTTATTGTCCATATACTCGGCCGTATCGATTTCTTCTGGTAATCCGAAAAGGCACCATTCCGGTTTTGGCTTATCTGTTTTTCCATTGGCGTAATCTGCAACGTTCTTTACGGTATTCATTGTTCCATCAGTTGTGCTAAGGAAACAAAAGCCTTGCTCATAATCGCAGAATAAACAACCATCGCAAGCTTGTGGCTCTGGAATATCAAGTACTACCATTCATTATCCTCCAATCGAACTATGGTACATTTATTCCTCCGCAAATTCTTGAAGAAGCCTTTTCTTATCTTCTTCTGTAAAGTAAATTGTATCGTCAATGCATGAGCACTCATGAAACTCACGAGTTCTATCAAAATCTGGCGAGGTACATATTAAATGTGCAGCATCAACTGAATCCAGTGGTTTTACAAAAATATCCCAATTATTGACGTATTCTTCACCAAATTTCTTTGCCATTTGCTTTTTTATCAATTCCAGGACACCGTCTGGGTACATTTTGTTAAACCATTCGCAGATTTCTAAATAATTAGTTCCTTTCGGAAATATCAGAAACGGTTCTTTAATGCAAAGGCAGTCATCTTTCGGAGCATCACAGTATTCATCCCAATACTTTTCAAGAGACTCCGGTGATACGAGTATAGCTCTGTCAGGCTTAATTACGGTCATTTCCGATTGTACAAATTCAGACATTAAATTTCCTCCATTACACTTCCGATAATATCGCACATCTTCTTATACTTTGCTTTTCCTATTGAACGGCACTTCAATACGGATCCGTCTTCTAGTTTTCTTTTAATATTATCTTTAGTCAAATTTCCATGGCATGCTGTGATAAGCGCGTCTACCATACTCATACTTAAGCCTTTTTTGCGCCAATAGTTCAGAAAGCCGCTCCTGTCAACGAAGAAACCATTTTCGTATACAATATATGACATTGTTATTACTCCGCTAAAATTAGTATGTTCCCATCTCAACGCGATCAGGATGTCTCATATAAGAGTATTCTTGATATGTTGAAATATCATCATCCTTTGGCTTTTTCTGTCTGGTTTCAGCTGTAGATTTGACCCGCTTTTCCGTCTTTAGAGTTTCATCCATTGTAATAAACTTATAACTATCAGGTGTTCCGGAAATATATACTGAGCCCATGTCAATAAATCCGACTAATTCTATATCTTTTTGCCCTTCCCACCAGTCGGATTCCCATACCCAATGCGGGTCAAGTCGATCTGGATCCCCAGTTTCATAAATCAAGTATTCAGTACAAAGTTCTCCATTTATTCGTAAAGTGACTATAAAACTGGCATAATAATTATTTTGACACCATTTTTCGATCGCATCGGCAATAATATCATACGGTGTTTTAAACGATGACCCAAAATTACTCATCAAATTCCTCCATCCTGATGTACAGTAAAAGTCTATTCCCAATTTTCATTTTCTTATACTTTTCTGGATATTGCTTCAGTAAATAACCAGATATTCCTTTTAGATGATGTCCATAATTTTTAATATCATTTGAGCAGTCTGAATTCAATTCGACATAGACAATATTATCTTTAGTAAATGGACCAGATAACTTAATACGATGTCTAAGATATAGATTGCATTTTGCCCATTCTATAGCTTCACAGATATCATCTAAATACTTTTTAGTATTAAAAGGATCTTTAACAAATATTATTTGAATTGTCATTATAATCCCTCATTCCTCCATCGTAATAAACTCCGAATAGGGTAGAGTCTTAATCCAGTCACAATACTGATGCCAGCAATCTAATTTATGATCCTTCCTCTGCCGATACTGCGCTGCCAGAACCTCATAGTTCAGATCGATCGTCCGCTTCTGGTTATAGCTTGTCGGAAGAAGTTGGATCATCTGGTACCAGATATCTTTCTTTGCTTGCAACCCATAATCTTCAACAAAAGATTTAAACCAATTCGGATCCGATGACTTTTCGTCGAAAGAATTATAAACTTCACGATAAAAGTTTAATATACCAATAGTCTCTTCCAAATGTGCCACTGACGTATTGCATAAATGCTCACACGAAAAATCATCCAGTGTAAATTCCTTCGCCTGAATCTTATGCATGGTGCTGCAGGAGTTGCTGACACTTCCGACCTTGTAAGTTTCGAACTCCTTCCACCAATAAAGAGGCGCCATCACATCCATCTGGACATGAACCATGCGCCTCCATTTTGCTTCCTCGGTTCCACCCTTGCAGAGATTCATGAGGAGCTTGTGATCGTTGGGACCTATATGCATCGGATATAAATTATTTTCATAGTATTTAGAGCTATCTCCATATTGTTCCTCATACCAATCTAGTAGTTGATCTTCAGATATAAAATTTATACCTTCGGGAATCAGCTTTCGAAAATGATCTATGCCGTCTATATCCATATGACTATAGATCCAGCTATCCGACTTCTCCCAGCTGTTCATTGGATTCCTTGCACCTCTGATAGCTGCCTCCCAACCGAACACCTGTGTATTTTCAATTTTAATACTCATTTAATTCTACCTCCTGAATATAGTAAAACGACCCGAGAACAAGATTGTAATCGTAACAGGTTCTCGGCAACTTTATACCATCAATAAGCAAACTCACAGATAAAATCTTCTCCCTGCCTTGTATTTCTTGTCTGTGATCTCAGATAGATACTGATTCGTTATCTTCAACTGTTTCAGAATCTCGAACAGTAGCTCTGCTATTTTTCCCATACTCCCACCAATCCTTCTCCAATTTTATTAAAGTATTCATCTTGATTTGCTCTGTACAATACGGATTGCACCAGCCGCATTGAGCAATCTGAGGACAAAAATTGCTCATACTCATTCCTCCTTGGCCGTCCCTTCATAGCCTACGATCCATTGCTCTCCTGCATACGGGAAAATAACAACTTTAACACTACACCCAAACAGTGTCATCATTGCATTGTCCTTATGGCCGATGAACTGTTCAGGAAATAGTCGATTGAACAACTCTTTCGTCATCCAAATATTTATGTCTCTCTTGCTGAACATATCGCCATAAATATCTGTCACATCTCTCCCAATGCGGGCAAAGATCTCTTCATTGCTCATTTCTATCCCTTCTCTTTTCCTTTCGAAATTCGCGACAGATAACAATCTTTACAAATCTCAGTCGTCCCTTGCAGATGAATAATGTCTGCGATGTTAGTTTCCGGGTGCGAAGCTTCAACGGTTAATACCACCTTGAACCAAACACCCATTTCCTTTCCGCAAATATCGCACTTATGAATTGTCATTCAGTTCCATCTCCTGAATATAAAAGAATGATCCAAGTACATAGTATCCAGTTATGTTTTCATCAGCATTTGGAATGATCTTTTCTTCGGCTTTCACATCCCAATCCTCTTCTTCAAATTCAACCAATTCACGAAGTTCTTGTTCTGCGGCTTCTCTTGTTGATCCGGCAAAACGAACTTTACTATGACAGGAGCGATTAATCTCCTCTGACGAAATATATGCATCTCGTGGATCATCTCCATAAAATCCATAATCTTCAATTACGAGGAATATCTTCATTTTTCGTAGTCTCCTTCCGCCCTGAGAAGTTCAATGTCTATTTCCATTTCAGGATTTCTGACATACATTCTTTCATCCGGCGCCATTTCTCTGGCTTTCATCAGAAGTTCTTTGCCGATAAAGCCTTCCATTGTTTCGTCGTCGAGGGTATAAAAAATGACAGGAGGAGTGCATACATTATCGTAGACAATAAAATCCTTCTTACCCCAACTCATTTTATCATGATTGTACTCGTCTTCGGTAATTACAAATGGTTTCATTTAGTTTCTCCTTTTCAAATATAATCCTTACAGATTCGGCAATCTTCATCCATTGCATCTATTATTGCGACAATACTCTCCGGAAAAACTCTGCCATCACGAAAGTCATTCCATGTATAAGCATCCATGTAATAATCTCCATCGAGTTTACAAGGATAATCTTTCACGAATTTCATTAGCTCGTCTTTGGTTACAATCTCCCAATTTTTCATATTAAACTTTCTTATTGCTTATATCGACGCCTTTAAACCCACCATGCTTTTCGATGAGTTTCTCGACAATGTTAACCGGAACATAGCCATAAACTGTGTTAGTATAATCGTCGCCTTCTGCATATTCGTTAATAAGTTCATCCTCTTCTGAAGGAAATCCAAGCTCAACAGATTCATACGGCGTATAATGATCCGTTTCGAAATGCCTTGAAGTTTCGCTCATTAACCAGTATTCGCCATTTACGACTTGCCATCCGTCCTCGTTCCGCCACTGTGTATATCTGGGATGACAGTATGCGAATTCGTTTGCCTGAACTGATACAGAAAATCCATCATTGCAGACAATTCTCGGACGAATTTTTTGAAATGCGGCGATTTCTCCAGGAATAATATCAATATCTATAGTCTCTTTCAGCCAGTAATTCAGATTAAAGCTCATTCAGTTTCTCCTTTTTACAAATATAATTAGTCTTAACCTCTCCTCGATAACAGCATTTATAGCATTCCTTGTTACAAGTACTATTAGGGTTTAGACAAATATAATAGATCCTAGGAGCACCATAGAAACAATCACGACAATCTTTAGTGCAAGTCACTTAGTCTCCCTCCCAAATCATCGGGCTTCCATCAGGATTTACCAATACCGTGAAATTCCCTGCATTGTATCCACCTGCTGATATAACGTACATCACTTTAGTATCACGATGATATACGACCCAAAAAGCATTCGAACTGTTTCTTTCTACTGCGATAAACATCGATGTCGGTTTCGGTTCTTCCACATGCGAAATTGCCGGCCCTCCGCATGCCACCATAAAGAACGCAAATATCAGGCAGAGTAACGCACAGATGATTCGTTTAAACATTTGTCGCTCCTTTTAAAATGTATCTCTTATAATATTCATTTGACATAAACGAGTTATATTCTTCATCCGATAGGCCAAAATATAATTGCAATTGTTTTTCAATATTCTCTATTCCGACGCGACCAAGGCCCCGAATCTTAATTAAATCTTCATCGTGAACGCATGCATTAACGAGTTCGGTAATTGTGCTAATCTTGCCTCTTCGTAAGCAATTAAGTTCTCTTACGCCGAGGTTAAGAACTTCAACCGAATCTGTAGATCCATCGGTAATGCCGTGCGTTTTAAAGGTGGCCCGTCTTTTATTTTCGCCATTTAGGCCATTGATTATATAATTAATGTAACGTTCTGATTTTAGTTTGTAGCGAACTTTAATAACTATTTGGCGCACGCGTTCTCTGGTTAGGCCGACTGCTTTACTGATTTCTTCATAAGTTAGCTTTGTAATAAATCGCTTTTTAAGTACTGCTTTTTCTGTTTCAGAGAGTTGGCCTATAGTGTATTCAAGACCGGCTACTTGGTCTGTTGAACCAATCCAAGTATTTTCAAGCTCTAAATAACGAATCAAATTATCAGGATAATTCCCATGACGTTCTAGTTTCCAATTTCGTCCAACTTTTTGTTTGGTGATTGTAGTGCCTTCTGGGACCCATATTACATCGCGTTCACCGTTCCTTATACGCAGGACATCGATTTTTCCTTCTCGAACATACCGTCTAACCAACGACCATGAAATGTTATTCTTTTTAGCAAATTCTTTTATAGACATATAACCTACAGGTCGTCCATCAACAATGTCGATCACCATTAAGTTCTCCTTTCAAAAATATAAAGGAGCCTGTAAATTACAAGCTCCTTTATGCTTAAATATCCCTGATGGGGATTTCGTTCTCGAGGTTTGGTGCAGGTCATCTATTGCCTCCATCTGAATCATCTTTTTCGATAAAACTCAAATCAATAAGGTAACTACATAGCAACAACGGAATATCTGATTCAACGGATTTAACTTTACAATAATGATCTCTGAATTGTGGAAGCTCAGAGCAAATATAAATTCTCGAAGTGGTTCTCTTGAGGTAGAAATCTTTTTCGCCTGAAATGGGCTGAATAAGAACACGATTTTCAGTTTCATCACCAGATTTCCAATGATCCTGAAGCTCAAAAACAGCGTCGATGAAATTATGACACTTTTCTTTGTAGTTCATTTAGTTTCTCCTTTATTAATTCTCTATATTCAAATGTCTATATAGTTTATCGATACAATAATACTTATATGGAATTGTCATTTCCAACAGGCCCGGAAGTATTAGTTCATTAAATATCGGTTTGTTAATTCTCTTTCCGGTCATGCAAAGAACTCTCGCATAGCTCATCCCCTGCTGCGGAAGCTTATTCGTAGCGATAAAGAACTTTTTATCGTGTAATTCCTTATCTGTTATAGTATCTCGAATAATTTTATCAACCGGTGCGTCATCGATAATAATGATCGGTGAATGAGCAAATTTTGCCATTTCTGCAGTATACGAAATGCATCCTTCGCCAAAAATGTTACGAAGCGTATTCAAGATTACAGATTTACCGGTAGCCGGCTCTCCATAAAGAACAATATACTGCGGAACATTCTCTAACTGTCTTAGAAGAAACCAACCAATGTAATTCTCAAGCATTTCACGATCTACCGGATCCATAACAGTTTTAAGAAAAATATCATAAGCACTCGGGCATGGAATCATTCGTGTTCTCCTTTCGCGTACTTCAGGAAAACATCGCACAGTTCATTGTACATACTCTTATACTGATCTGCTTTTTGCCATGGAATTTCAGTATTCAATTTTATCATTGAGTACTTTGTTTTTGGCTGATTGCGATTCGGGCCACACATTGTTCGCGGAATATAATCTTTATAGTTTTTAAAAGCTATATCACATAGATAGACTATGCTGTTATCAATCTTAGCACTGACCGATCTTGTTATCTCAGGTCTCTCCCAACAAGTACGAAGGCGCTTTTGCATTTCTGGTGATTGAGATTCAAAATACTCAACATCCGGTTTACTTGTTTTCCATTCTTCATTCGGGTATCCATATTTTGCATCTTGAAATTCTGGATCCAAAAGCGCAAGAATCTCATGTGCCTTGTCTGAATTTATTAGATTGCCCTTTGTCAGATGATCGTGAACTTTTTTAGCTTTTTCTTTCTGAATCTGCTTCTCCAGTTCAATAAGCTGCTTATAATTCAGGTCTGAAAGATCAATCATTCAGTTTCTCCTTTCAAAATTTACCATTTATCTATAATCCAACACCGCCGAATGGTTATTTCCAGCATAGATGTTATTTGAATATCATTTTCTTCTTCTCCGTGAAAATGAAAAGGATTAGGGCATGCTTTGGCTTCCGGATAATGCTCGTCAATATATTTAACTGCAGAATCATAATCTTTAAATGCAATAGGAACAAAATCTCTTTCCGTTCGTATTGCACGATATTCATGCTCCGGATCGTAAACTGGCAATTGTTCGTATTCGCACTTTTCAGCGAATATTATAAAGAAAGATCCCGGTATAGTTTCAGTTTCGGGCTTATAAGTTGGCTGATGCATATGTTCTCCTTTCAAAAATTTAAAAAGGCCGCTGATTATTCAACGACCTCTACCCCGACGCAAAAACGATAATAATCATATAGATCGTCGTATGGTTTTGCATTAGCTCTGAGATTTTCATTCAAACGGCCCGCATATATTTCGGCGTCTCTCCGATTGCGAAATACTTTAACATTTTCACAAATATTGCTACGCCAGCCAATATCCTGACCGTTACCATCCTCATCTCGGTACCAGTGCTCTTTAACTACGATATATACTATCATTATTTTCGCCTCCTTCTATTAAAGAGACTGCAATTATTGCGATCTTTTGCACTGCAGGTTGCACATTTGTCCGTCCAGTTTGCAGAATGGAATATGTGCGCCCATGTCCTGTTCCCACTCCACATTCGGGCAGTTGGAAATATAACGTTGATCATCTTCGAATTGCTCCGCATTAAAATTGTGTATTGATTGGAGAATACCGGCAGTCAGGTCTCGATTTGGATCAAATGGCGGATCGTCCGGCTTGATCTCCGGTATGGAAATATCACGCGGATTCTTCTCTCCGTATACGAACAAAAGGAACAAAAGCATGAGCCATGCGTTATCGTCCATATCAGTCCTCCTGAATAATTCGATGCATCATTTCTCCGGCTTCTTGCAGATCAGCCTTACTCTGATCGAGGAAAACACAGAGAGTATCCTGGCGATTTCCACCAGGAATCTTAAACGGAATACAATCGAGCACCGTCTCAATCTGCATACTCGGATTACAATAGACTTTCGTATAACAACGATCATCGGCATAAAAACTTTCTGGGTTCAGATCTTGATGAGTGACTGTCAGGTTGCAAACCATGGCCTTCACCAGGACAATCCGATTATCCATCTTGATCTTGATCCAGTTTGTCTTATGGAGATCGATGGAGCTCCAATCAATGAAAGCTGTACCGCAGTAAGGGCACAGATCACCGGTAATCGGAGCTCCGCAATTCGGACAATTAAAAGTTGTCATCTTTCACTCCCTATACCTGCTTGACTACTTCTTCCTCCTTTTTAGACTCTTCGTCTACACCTGCTTCATCATCTTTGGCCATCGCCCGGTACATGCATTCAAGTGTCATTCCAAGAGACCCTGCGATTGATTTATCGCTCATACCTCTCAGATGCTGCTGGTTTACAAATGCGTTCAGTTCTTTGGTTGTCATTTTAATTTCCTCCTAAAATGTAATTTCAAATATCACACGCGTCCGAAAGCTCTTCGATCGGTGTGTTTCGTATTTCGTTCATCGTCAGTCCGCGATAGCGATCGACTGCATTATCAATATAATCGAGGGCTTCTTTTTGCCGGCTATTATTGGCCATCAGAAGCCCTGTTTCCACCTTGCTTTTCAGCGAGAAGAACATCGCCCGGTATTTATCGGCCAGGTTATTGCGGAACTTCGGCATACAGAGATCGAATATCATGTCGTATTCTTCTCGGGTAAGATGATATTTCTTACGAATATCCGCAACCGATTTCTGGTTTTCATGTTTCATGATATAGTCCTGAATTATAACAATATGATCAATTTCTTCCTGCGTAAGTACTGTCACGTAGTTATTCTCCTTTGTGCATATTTCTGCTGTTTACTGATAGCCTGTATTAATTCGCACAATTTTAGTCCGGTTTTGTTTACTTCTGGATTGGTTGACCATAAATTCAGTTTTCCCATTGTTCCAATTAGTTTTTTAGGAACTAGCATCCAGTTTTCTGGATCAAGATTTTGTTGATTCATATCAAGCGGAATCGCAACAAGATTCTTATCAGTATTTGCATTTATGTAGCTTCCGTATGGCTTCCATCCATCTTCAGTTTTTATCATTGTGTATAACAAGCCTCCACCCCTGGAAGGATTCGATTTATGAAAATGGATGGTTCCGATTGGTGCATTGGTCGTGCATTTTTCAAAATTAATTCTTGATCGTGCCTCTTTTGTAACGCGAATACAGTTTTCGCTCATATTATGATGAATACAGTTAATAGACTTCAACACACCAAATTTCTTTTTGATTTCTTCTTGAGAACGTTTAGCTCCCCATTCAGGATAATGAGGAGCTAAAAAATCAGTCATTTCTTGAGTCCATTCTCTTCTTAGGCCAAGTTGTATAAGATAGGCTTTAAATGAATTGGCACTATATTTACAGTCATGTGTTTCCAGATAGGCTTTCCATAGGTCTGTATTTCGTTCGTAATTTGCATAATTTTCACGAACCCATTTTTCATCAAAACAGGTATAAGTTCCGATTTTACTCATCATTACTGCCTCAGAAACGCAGTATCCTGAATAGTCTTTTTCATTTTCTCGCTGTCACCCATCAAAGATGCAGCTTTAATAATAGTATTTTGTGTACTGATATACTGCTTGCTAAGGCCGATGACCAGAGCGCTTTTCTCATTCTCGATTTTCATCTGCTCAGGGCTCATGTCGGAAATAGTAACATTGATGCGATCTCCAATAATCTTCTGAAGTTCAATAAGAGTCATAATTCAATCTCCTTTATAAAATATAATCAAATAGTACGAACAGTAATGCAGACTTCGACAGCCTTATTCATGAACATGAGCTTAAGGGCATCTAGTTCATTGCAGTCCATGCCAACAGATTTATAGTTTGCAGAAAAGACGGTGGCGTGCGGATTTGTGTCAGTAGTAGGAATAGAGGCAACAACAGAGTCATCTTTGTGCTCTTTGACTTCTACAGCTGCTGTTTCCGGATTATTCTCCTCAATCGGCTTTTCCTCGGCAGAAGTGCTGCTCTCTCTAATCACAAACTTTTCCGGCTCTTCCGCTATTTCTTTACCGATAATTGCAGAGAGAATATCACGAGCAACAGATGCTGATGTTTCCTTAACAGGTTCAGTCTTTTCTTCCACGACAGATTCTCCTTTCCAGCCTTTAACTGCATTTTCAAATGCTTTTGTTTTCGCTTGCCGCTCAGAGACAATGTGTGATTTTGCCGTATGAAGCGATGAACTCAGATTTTTGGTTTTGAAATATGCGTCCACCGTACCGACACTCTTTCCGAATAACATTTTCGCTATAACATTCCGACCGACATCGTAGCGATCCACAAGATGATTAATATAATCAAGTTTCTCAGTATCGCTGAATGTCTTATATTCCTCATAGCTGATAAACTCGGCGTTCTCGATGATATCACGCTTGCGCTTGGCTTCGGAAAGATCGATAATTTCGGCAGTAGCTTCTCTCTCACGCCATTCGGATACATCAGACTTGAATTTCTCGACAGCAGAATCCATTATGGCTGTTGTCTTCAGCTGAGGACAGTTCTTGTACACACCAAGAATCTTGAGTCTGGCCATAAGATCGGTCGGACCGGCTTCGAACAGGAACTCGCTTATATGTTCCATGCGGATCGCGTACTTCGAGCAAAGCCTGTTGACGTATTCCGCTTCCAAATCCGCAGGCATCTTCTTAAACTCGTCGTATGAAGTAAAGCCTTCCGGATAGGTCTGAACGGGACCATGCTTACTGGCGATTTCCTTGTTTGTCAGCGGCTTGTTTCCGAGTTTTGCAACCGATGAGCCGTTTGCCTTGTGATATGCGGACCTTCCGATTTTTGCCCGTTCCGAATTTGTCTGATTAAATACCGCCGCAGATTCAGTCATTCGCATTTTCTCCTTTCTTCTCCCATCTTATTTTTCATTTTGATCTTTCATTTCCGTAAGATTTATGTTAAATTTGAATCATCTTATTCGGTGGAGGAATAGATATGACCTTAAAATTCAAGTTTCCTGAGGGATCGTGGGACCAGCGCTTAAAACCAGATGGCGACAGCTATGTGGCCTTTTGGCACGATGAAGATGGCGCGCACATCTGGGAATTGACAGAGGAGGAAGCCTTCGAAGCCGACGATAGTGACGACGGCGAATGGTACCACGAATAAAAGCAAAAGAGAGACTGCTCGCTATTGAGTCAGTCCCTCTTTTTTATTGAAGAAGATTACAGATTACTCCATGCCATAGGGATTTGTCCTGTAATCATCCTGGGGTCGATGCCAAACCACTCGGCAATCTTGCGGACAGTCCTTTTGGACGGGGTTCTCTTCTCAAGCTCATAAGCGCTCATGGAAGCCTGGTCGATTCCAACTTTCCGACCAAACTCTTCCTGCGTACAGTTGAGCTGAACCCTCATACCGTAAAGGTTCCGCGCCGTGTTATGGCGGTCAACAAACAGGATTTCATTGTTCTGATTAGACATAATAAATTACCTCCTATAATGAATAAAAGATTTTTGTATCTTCTTCCTTCATTATAGGAGGTGCGGTTTTTGTGATTTTTGTTCAATTTTTGGTACTTTTACCACCCGTTCAGGTAGATAAATGCATAGAGAATAATAAAGGCAATCACGCATCCGATCAGAATATTCCTCGCCGCCTTCGAATGTCGCTTGTCATCTTCCTGTCTCATTCTGGCAAGTTCCACTTCATTGTTGCTTCGAACAATCTCTGCCTCATTGACATAACGGTGCGTAATCTCCTTGCGCTCAATTTCATCATCGAGCATGATTTTTGTTCCGCAGTACTGGCAGAAGGTCTGCTTTCGTCCGTCTTCCACCTCGAGCGAAGCGCCGCACTTCGGACATTTGATTTCATATGCTTTCATTTTGATTCACTTCACCTCCCTTTTTCATTACAATTTTAACATATTTCTTTCACCGCTTCAATAAAAACAAAGGAGAAACTGCTCGTTATTGAGTCAGTTCCTCCGTATGAGATTATGCAGCCAGGTTAAACTTGCTGGTTCTCTTTGCAAGCTTGATCAGATTGGTCAGAACCAGCGTGAGAATCGCCACAATCCAGGTCTTCAGCACCGTACTCATAGCGGCGTTGAATACTGCCTGGGGAAGCGGCTTCAGCATGTTTTCATAGATCCAAAGTCCGATCTGCGCAAGAATATTTTTCATAAGTCAATTCCTCCTTAAAATATATAATCTCTTTCATTAAAGGAATTGCAGTTTTTGCGAAGTAAATGCAAGAGCAACTGTAATTTTCAGCTACTCTTGCATTTTTTACCTCTTACGGAGAAGACCCATTTCGTCCAGGACTTCACCTCGGGCTTCACCATTCCGAACGCGGTGTTCGATTTCCAGATACTCGCTGCTGGTCAGTTCTCTGCGAAGATACCACCAATGGCCTTCAACCGGATCCCACATTGCTTTCTTACGACGGTCATTCTCCTCTCGCTTGTCGCGGCTCTTTACGGCCATTTTTCCAATTTCAATGGCTCCTGGAATCACGACAGATGCGACAGCGATGACAGCCTCTTTGTTCTGCTTGCAGGTCTCAACAAAGTCGGCAGCCTTCTGCTTGGCATTGCTCCACTTTTCCTTCCAGTCAATCTTTTTCCGGGTCTTACCGTTCTTGTTCACATAGTAAACTTCACCCATTGTTAAAAGTCTCCTTTCAGATTAAAAATTTGTCTTTCCATTAAATAAGCTGCAGAATTTGTGAAAAAAAGAGGCTCGCTGTGAGCCCCTCTCGAGGAGAAGTAAGTTTACTTAATTTTCTTTGCCTTGATCTTTTCCCAAAGCGCGTCAATGTCACGATATTCGTAATGCGTCCATGCGAGAATTGCAGCTATGATCATGGCAATCTCCACATACAGGACCCATGGATGCTCTGTGAAGTACCAGATGGCATACTCCTTATATCCCATTCCGTTATATTGGATATGGAACAAGGTCGCCAGTCCCCATTCACTAAGAATCCCAAGTGCCATAAGGCATGCGAGAATCAGCGCGATAACTGCTTTCTTCATAAGTACATTCTTGTTCATAGTCATTGTCTCCTTTGTAAGTAAGATTATTATAGAATTTGGTTTCTATTCTCCTCACAATGGAGACTGCAAAATCTGTGATTATGAAGCTTCATCGATGCCTTTTGCCCTGTAAAACTCCTCCAGAGCCTCTGATTCCTTAAAATATTGCAGCATCATTGGCGTCAGAGCTGCGTCGATTTCTTCCAGACTTCCGCCGTTTTTTAGCAGTTCTAAGGATTTTCTTTCAAATTCTTCACGCATCAGTTTTGCGATCAGATTCCGTTTGTTAAGGTTGAGCATCCGTTCGTCGCTGTTTTTCTCTTCCATTTTGATTCCTCCAGATAAAAAAAATAAGGCTTGTAATTCTGTAAAGGGGGTTTACAGCTTTACCGTACCTCAATTTACGCCCCAGGCCGCCGCCAATTCCTATCTTTTCAGTTTAGATTCCCTAAAAATGCGGTGGGCTTCACGGTGATAGTTACCGCAGGAGATCTCTTTGGATTGTCTCCTCACTATGTAAATTGCAGATTTTGTGAAAAAAAAAGAAGAGCCATTGTCAAGACTCTTCTATGAGATTGAAAAGCGAATAAAGTTCTTCTTCTGTAAAAATGCTGCTTATGCATTCTTGTGCCATATTAGACATTCTGGCATCTTGAGGATCATATTCAAAACAGAATCTAATAGATCCGTCTGAAACCTCTAAATGCTGCATGCCATTTTCCAGCACTTCAATTTTAAGCGATTTATCATTTTTCATGTTATTATCTCCTTTCTTTCCTATAATAGAAACTGCAGAATCTGCGAAAAAAAATAGGAACTGTGAAAAAAAAGAGAGCCGCTGTCAGCAGTTCTCCTTCTTGAAGAATCCAAGTGCAATCATTACATTCGCGATGACAGCAATGAATATCATGTTGTAGCCAATAATTCCAATGGTGTTCACGATCGCGGGCTCATACATATCCACAAAATGCCCTACGATTCCCTGAATCACAACCATCAGAATTCGAATCATATTGTTGTTAATCATTGTCAGTTCCTCCTATAATAAATGAATTGGTTTTAAACTTCATTTCTTCATTATAGGACCTGCAAATTCTGTGAAAAAAGAGGAGCCGCTGTTAAGCAGCCCCGTGAACCAGTTGAGGCCTAATGTAATACACGTGCCTTGTACAATCGCCGGTTGCGTTCTCGTAAATCAACACGCTCTTGATCTCAAACTCATAAAGCAATTCATCCGCATTAACTTCTTCCGGTTCTCTGGCGCCGATCCAGGCCTGGTCGTCATTGTCAAGAGCTTTTGCTATGTCACGTTTTACCATTTCATCAATGGATGCTTTAGCAAGCTCTTCCGTTGCATACAGACCAAGCTCGGTACTGTCTTCGCCAAGGTAAGATTCGTTCGGATGCACGAAATTGAATATGTTCGTCCAGCATGTTACTTTAAAAACTACCATTTTGATTCCTCCTTTACGTGTATAGTCCTCAATAAAGGAGCTGCAAATATCGTGAAAAAAGAGAAGACCCCTGTGATTAAGGGGCTTCCCATCCTTCTCGAATAGTACTAGTTGAACCGTAAAATTCTTTAAATTTTTCAAAGTTTTCTCTTGTTGTGAGCACATGAGCAACCTTTACTTTTTCTCCTGTTAGTTTTCCGGTATTGCAATCAGCTATACTGGCATATGCGATGGAATCCAATATAGCATAATTTTCGGAAATATATTCGGAGAAAAAATTTTCTATCTGATCGTCGCTTACCTCACCTTTAAAAAGCCAACTAATTTTGATCAATTCTTCCATTTTCAGTCCTCCTAATAATAAATATTGTTTCATTATAGAACCTGCAGTTTATGTGATCACCGCCTTTTGCTGAGTTCCCAGAAAAATCTCCGGTACGAATATCTTAGCTCAACGGGCAGACTTATCCCTTCCGTTACATACCGTAGAATGTTGCAGTCTGTAATCATGGCGCAATATTCAATCAATTCTACATTTCGACGAATATCTGCCCGCCTGATCCCATCTCTTGAAGTCGTGTCGCCTTTACCATCCCAGCCGTCCAGCAGATTGTATACTTGTTTCCACTCCGGGTACTGCAGACAGAAATGCTTGAGCTCGTAAAAACGATGCTTACTTAAACTAAATTCAGTTTTCATCGGCTTTACCGGTCGGAAGCCCCAATATCAAACGAAGATCTTCATTTGACGCGTTTGCGAGTTTGAGACAGCCAGCTACGACGTCCAACGGTGCCCTGCGAAAAGACTCTGCTTGTGTTCTGTACCGCCATAAGCTTGCCGTGCTGCAGCCTACTTTCTCAGCGACAGTTTCAACTGATTTTTTATAGTGTCGGCAATATTCGCAAATAATCGAGTCAAACCGATCCATGCGTCGCCGAAGCTGCTCCTGTTTTTTATCACTCTCCGAAAATACATTTTTCATTGCTGCAATCTCCTTTATAAGGCTGATTGCTGGCCAGCAGATACAGGATAGCACATCAAAACTGAAAGTCAACTTGATCGTAACCATTTGTTTCCATTTTGAAGCATTCTTTTCAGTTGTGAAAGACGAAAAAAGATAGCAGCTGTGAAACATAATTGTGCAATTAGACTATTCTAACTATTGAACAAAAAAAGAAGGTGAAAAAAAGAAAGGACCTGCGAAATTACAAATCCTTTCTTGGCAGATTATTCCTCAAGCTCTTTAATAATCACGTATCCTCGCTCATCGACTCCATGCTTACTGCGAAATTCCATAGCGTTGTGCTCGAATTCCATCTTTCCGCAATGCATCATCCAATATGCATCCTCTGCATCGTCCTGGTTTACATAAGAAATGCTTCCGTCTGGATTCTTGAATGGAATATTCATCATCCATGTTATAAATCCGTCCCTGTCATCCTTTCTTCCACCGACACGAAGCCACGAGGCTCCAAATCTGGATAAATGAACGCCCATGGTCTTCTCGCCATAACGATGTTCCGCAGTTCGTATAGTGTCATATCTTGGCAAATTCATGTCATTTCTCCTTTCTGAAATATCTCCATTAAACAAGTTGCAATTCTTGCGAAAAGAAAAAATAGCTGTAAACACCGTGAAAAGTTGCCGACTGGAGCGATTCTGTGAGATTTAAGTAATAAAACTATCACTCAAAGTTCTCCCATTCGCTCCAGCCAGCAATTATTTAACTAGTAGTTTATCGCCTCCGTTTCCTAGTCAGTATTTTTCTGGAATTCATTCATTTGCGATTTCATTCCCTTCTTATTTAACTAAATAGATCACCTCTTTTCTCTCGCAGACTGACATAGTCATATGGAGTCAAAATAAAGTGATCCAGCACTTTGATTCCGAGCACTTCTCCGGCTCGAATTAACAGTTCTGTTGCTTCAACATCTTCGCGTGATTCCTGCAGAGTTCCGCCGGGATGGTTGTGTGCAACAAGTACAGAAACAGCGTTCTGTAAGAGCGCAGTCTTAAATACGCTGCTCACAGTAAAAGGTACAGCACAAGTTGAGCCGATTCCGGCGATGTGGTAGCTGATTGGCCGTCCTTGGGCATCCAGGTTAACCGAAATGAAATACTCCCGATCGGCATCAGCGAATTGTTCTTGCAGTATTCTTCCTGCATCCCAGGTATTTCGTATGGGCGTGACTGATGTGATTGCGTGTACTTCTTGAAGGTACATTCTAGTTTGTACCTCCGGAATTCTATAGTCGCCTTTAGTCCACCGTCCTTAGAAAATAACTGAGCTCATCGCCCTGCAGATGCGTTAGAGCATATTCATCTGTCTTGCTCCAAAGTTCATCATAAAGCTTTGCGTACTCTTCAGATTGTCTTGTTCCAGCTCCGTCCCAGTACCATAGATTCCAGTTCAGAATCATGACGAGTTCAGTTAGATAAATGTAATTGTTTTTCCATTCTTTCATAACCCGTTCATAGGTATTCCGTATCGCTCTGGCTCCGAATCTTTCAGAGATCATAAAGTTTTCCCAGAAAGTAGTCTGTGGCTCATAGCCGGTTATGTTACACATGTAAGTAAAATAGTTTGCTGGGCATTCTCCTTTCATTTTGAATTTTAAATATGTTCTGCCATTTACACTCACCTTCCTTATATTAATAAAGCTCTCCCGCTGTCGACTTCACGAGAGAGCTTTAGCTACGTAAGAGGAACTACGCCGTCCCCAATCATGTTGCATCACCACACTTTTGCATGAACATTATCTGTATGCAGCCCTCTCAGTTTCACATTGCCGAGAGAGCTTTAGCTACATATATTCTGGAGTACAATCGCCACCGCCGAATCCAGTTTTCATTTTGCACATCACCACACTTTCACGCTTTAAATCGTCCGAGAAACTTCACACGGAATTTCACGTGTGCATTTTCATGTGCAGAATCTTCACTCAGAAATGCAAAATAGCTCTCGGATCTGAAAGCAACGTCTCAGACCTGAGAGCTCAAAGCACCAGTAAAATAAAGGAAAATCCCAGAACCTCAATGAGGCCTGGGACTCTCGTTCTGGAGCGGATGATGGGAGTCGAACCCGTCGTATGAACCCCTCACCCGCCTAATAATTACTGGTACTCTTCAATCGCCGTGTGCAATTTCGTGTGAAGTACTATAAATTTCTTCATATTTTTAATTCCGGCATCAATTCTTTGCTCACGTTTTTTACGTAACCAACGTTCGGTATATGTCAGGCAATCTTCACAAATAATATGCGGAAAGCCATACTTATCTGGCTGAACAATTTTTCCGCATCGAGCGCACTTGTTATCCATTATACAATTCTCCCATTTTCTTGTCAATCAGATCTCCGAATTCGTCTTCCTTATCACGCAACGTATGCTGATAGACGTTCTGCAGCATATGCTCCGTTTTGTGTCCCATGCGTTTCATGGAGTACTTATTCGGAACGCCAAGCGCATGTGCCTCAGAAGCAGCAAAATGCCGGAGATCATGAAACCTGCATGGCTCAACTCCGGCTTTCTTGCAAATACTTATGAAGTTCTTGTAGATCGTGATGTCGGCATAGGGACAAATATAATTTTCACAAATTGGTTGCGTTCCCTTTGTTCCATGCTCTTCGTCCTCCATGCGCCTAAGCACAATCAGATGCTGAATTGGTCCAGGGCACTTTATCCACCGATCTCCGGAAGCAGTCTTGGTCCCCTTTTCAACGCTCTTCCCTTCTGAATCGCGTACAACCGCTGTATGGATATGCAGTTTACCGTCTTTCAGATCACCAAACTTCAGTCCTCGAATCTCGCTCATTCGAAGGCCCATCCAGCTTGCCAGCAGAATCGGAAGCTCATATTTGGATCCTTTCGCCTCATTCCAGACCTTCTGCATTTCTTCTTCTGAGAATATCCGCATCTCAGTCTTCTGATTCTCCGGCAGATGCGTATGTGTAGAAAAGTTCGGTCTGAATTCTTCCAGAGCCGAGTTCAGAAGCCCATGCGCATTCCGAATCGTCTTCGGTGACTTCCCTTTCACGGCCTCATTCGAAACCGCAAGCTGAATATCACCTTGCGTCAGATCTGAAATGTTCATATCCATCAGACCCTGGAAATAATTCTTTCGATAAGATTTGTACCCGCGAATCGTGCTTGGCGAAAGAGCCCCGGACTTCTCCTCAATATACTTGTCTATCGCCTTCCCGACTGTCAAAGGAATCCGTTTTTCTTCCTGGATGCCGGCGTATTTTTGCTTTGCTTTTTCCTGAGCTTCTTTCTTCGTTGAGCCGGTAATAGAATATCGCTGCCCATCGATTTGAAGCTGGATTCTCCAGTTCCCAGATTTCAGCCTTACAGCTTTAGGTGTTCTCATCGGCGATCTCCTTTTCAATACGAATTTCGGGATGCAGGTCAGGACGATAAACAGCAAGAACCTTCAGGATGAATGACCGATAACCCTTAATGGTTTTCTTGCTGTAGCCTTTTTCGATCTCTTCATCAAATGATCTCTGGATGACACCCTCGTCGATATACTTCATCCTGCAGCTCATCAAACCGGCGAAATGCTTATTGCGAACGTTCTCATATCCTTTGATCGTCGCGTCAGACAGAACTCCACGCTGAGATTCAATATATTCCGTCACGCACTCATAAACGGTCTTCGGTACTTCCATTTTGAATTCTTCGTGCAGTTCCTTGGCCGGCTCGTCTTTGAACGATCTATACGGCTTCTTTTCAATTGTCACAGTGATCGTATAATGGCAAAGATTAAAGCTGAAAGTTTTCATTTTTGTTTTTCCTTCCTTATTATAATATAGTAAGTTTTTACTCCGAATAATGCCACCAGGTGTATGCCGGAGCCTTCGGATCATTTGCGAGATAGAGCCCATGTTCTGTGTATATCGTATATACATAATCGGTGCCGACCGGATCTGAAACACGATCATTCTTCAATCTCTCAGATTTCATGGCGAGATTGAAGTAATAATCCTGAACGGGGTTTGTATTATACGATGCAATAAACTGTCCTTCCTGAAATGCAATTTCGTCGATTGTCATTCCCGTGTACATGGAATTATTTATTCGATTATCAAGACACTGATACAGAGTCATAATATCGGAATCGCCGTAATGATACTTATCGATGAAGTTCCGGCTACCGTATCCAAGCTTTGCCTTGATCTGCGCATTGGTTTTCATCAGATTCTCCAGTGATTCTGCCGCCGCTTTCCTATCCGCTTCCTGCTGAGCCAGAAACGCCTGATGTTCCGCGTCCTTCTGTTCGGCAACTTCTTCGGCGTATGCGGTCGCGACATTCTTCGTGTGAACATCGACGCCCCAGATGCCAAATGACACGAACAGTGTCATAACAACAAACACAACAAGCCAGTTATACATGATCGGAAACCACGTGTACTTTTTCTGGAGCTCACGAATGCTCTCCTGCTTCTTTTCAATCACATCGCTCCAGATCTTTCCGTCGCAGAAAAACCTCCATTTTGATTCTGTTTCCTTCAGATGCGGATGCTGTTTTTTCTTCGGCTTCTTATTTGTCGCTTCCGTCCGTGTCGGCTCGCTGTCAATTGGCGAAGTGCTGAACTGCTTTACCGGATTATAAATTCTGATTGCTTCATCCATGCTCAAAGTTCTCCTTTCTCAAGCTTTTTAAAAAGCTCATCTAGTCTTTTGGCCTGCTTTCGCTGTTCGCGTTTTGCGGCCTGTTTATAATATTTCTTCTGCTTCGGCGTTTTATTTGGCAATTTTTTCCAGTCATCGTCCATAATTCGTTTCGCCTTATCGTGGTTTGCTATGTAATAGATGATTCGGCCCACATTCTTGGTTGCCTTCACGTCTGCTTGTCTGTGAAACGCCCGTCGCATGAGTTGCTTATCCGGAATGTCCGGGTCAAAAGCTCCGTGATTTAGGTGCCAAAGGCGATACTCGCCGGTACTTTTATTCTCCAGAACTTTCCAGAATCCAACGTCCGTACGAATACAAAGCCCGTGGTCAACTCGGTCAAACGAAAACGCCATCGACTCTTTTGCTTTTTCATACATATTCGGGTATCGCTGTAACTTCAGGTAGATCCCGTGTATTCCTCCGCAATACATGCAGGCCCGGTACCCATGTGCACTTGCAGCATCAGCGGAACTATACCGATCGTATTTTCCTTTCATTTTCTTCACATACGGGCAACCAGTCTCGTGATAGATCATCCGATTCGATTTTTTGCCGATAATCACATATGCTCACCTCTTTCTGAAAAACTAAAACAAACGAAGAGAGCAGATGCGCATGTGCATATATTATTCAGTCTACTCCCTTCTCTTTTTACGATAACTTCACTTCAGATAGTTTAAGTACATTCCTCCTCCTACCGAATTTATAGCATTTCCGTAGATCACTCCTTTCGCGAATTCATCCAATGATCTCCTGATATAAATCAATAAACTCCGGATGCGATTCATCATGTCAATCTCTCCTTAAAGTAAAATTTCTATCGTTCTCATTAAAGAAATTGCAAAAATTGTGATCTGCGAAAAAAAATGAAAAAGAGATTGCAGGACTCGAACCAACGTCTCTAAGATCTAAATTGTCTAAAAATCCTAACGTGCTTTCCAGTTA